AATGTGCTTGTACCTTTTACAGACAGATCCCCGGTAAGCGTTCCGTCTTTCATAGTCCAGTTTACATCTTCTTTATTTGAGTTCCCGGAATGATAAAACTCATTTCCTTGATAGCTTATGCCATCCTTGGATATTTCTAAATCTCCAAGTCTAATATATCCACTACAAACAACATCACCGTTTAATGCGATTATATCATTATCATAACCTATAACATTACAACCGTTAATGTATAATCCATGTGTAGGGAGATGCAATTCACCGTTAATAGAAACTATATTTTTTCGCTCTTGTGGATTACTTTCGGACGTTTGGTAAACATCTAATATTTTTATTCCATTGTCTCCGGCTGTAAAACCATACAATGCTTTTAATAAACCGGCCATAGAGTCACCATTTATGGAAACAAACCCACCGGTGCCACTTCCGCCACTTTCTTCACTGCTTAAACTACTTATAATAGTATTTGCTAATAGATATGCAGAGTTCTTTCTGGTTATATTTTCATATTCATATATTTCAAGATTGATTTTTTCTTCATTCACAACATAACCATCCACATAATCCGAACCTGTGAAATCTGGAAGGGTTTCGTGTGAAGCTTGTTCCATCCCTGTTAAGAGTCGATTGTACATTGTTTCCAATGCACTACCTTTCTTAATTTGTGATATACCTTCATTTAACTTTGCCATTATTCTGCCACTTTTACAGTTTTTGATAAAAATCCTGATATAGATGCTTTATAGGAGTTAACTTTTGCTTGAAGAGATACAAACTTTGCCAAATTAGCTGGAGGTTGAGGTCCCATCATAGTTGGGGTCATCATTTGAGATAATGCTCCTAGCCAATCAACCAATAAAGTTGCTAATTGATTTCCAAGTACTGCCGGTTCATTGGCACTACCGCTACCCAAATACACTCCATCTTCTCTGATTATAATTTCTTTTGTATTATATTTTGCCAAAATCTGTTGGGCATCAAGAAGTATTTGACTTTTATCATGTTGGGATAAAATATCGTCAGCGGTTATTTTGAATATACTTTTATCACTTTCTCCTTCTCCTTTAGCAACTTCCGACAATATCGAAACAGGGGTATAAGTCGTATGAGCATGAACACCAGTCTTTTCCAATTCATCTACGTCTGGAGCGTCCTCTGAATCTTCCCATTCTTTCGTTTCTGTTGCTCCAATAATTACTTTGTTATGCGCGTCTACTTGTATTGTGTCTGCATGAGAGTATTGAATAACATATTCGCGTAATGTTTCAGGGTCTGTTGTTATTACGACATCCGAATAAAGATAGGGGATAACCACTAAACCATTTTCATTATTTTGAATAGCTGAAAGATATACGCCTTCATGTAAACCAACTGGAAGCCCGTCATCAATAGCCTGTTTGTCTGTAAGTGTATGAGTATATTCCTGTACATCAACAGTTCCACACAGTTCTCCATCTGTATGTATTTTAACAACAAAACCAGATATTTTGGCTGTGTTTTTTATAACGTTGTTTCGTGGGTTTACCAATTTATGAAATGCAATTTGTCGTATAGCATCATAAATAGCACTGTTTGCGCTTAAATCGCTTGTAATTTTATCTGCCATAGTTTTATTCTTTTTCTGGTTTGGCAATACAGTAGGGGAGTTTTAAAGTCTGCCTAAAACCGTTAACACCAAATTTAGTGTTGATTTCTTCAATAAGATACCAACCTTGTTTTTCAGGTTCGCGTTTATCAAGTAAAACAACTTTCATTCCAGATTCCAAATGCCTCATGCCTAAATTAGTTCTGTGTAAATCTCCGAAAATAGTAATACTACCCTCAACGCCATTTCTATTATATCCTTCAAAAAAGGCCTCGGCTTCTTTTATTAATTCGTCCTCGCTAATGCCAATTTTTGATGATACATAAGGGATAACGTTGTACGCACTTAGGTTTACTCTATCCTTAGTCTTTGATTTGGGGATAGCTCCAAGTTTTAGGGATTTCTTGCTAAGTTTTGTTTCATTCAGAATTTGGAATTTCTTATGTTCTGTATCATTTTGTCCGGTCCATTCTGGATTTAAACGAACTGTTACATTATACTTGATTTGTTTGTTACCCTCAAACTTGAATCCTTCAGCGGAGACCGCTAAATATCGGGGATCACAATTCATCAAAGTTAAATTGTCTTGGGCTACATGATAATCAAACTGTATTTGAGGAGTATCAGAACTTCCATCTGTATTTAAAATAGAGCTGGCAACATTTCCTGATAAATAAGTATGCCCTACCATAACATAAGGAGTTCCATCTGTATCTTTCCTAATAAAACTATATAGCCCGTATTTATTCCATTCTGTTAATACATCCGCAACTGTCAAATCTTCCGTTAACTGAATCTTGCCAATATTAATGTCCCTTTCTGCTGTTTTGGGATGCAATTTTAACCCTGTTCCTTTTAATAAATCGTATTTTCCTCCCTCTTTCAACAAATCGTTTACTGTAACAGTCATTGGGCCTAATTTAACGACATTTTTTCGTTTTAGCCCACTTGCCAGATTCTCACATTTGATTTCAATAGGTGTGCTTACACTGCATTTTACGATATAACCGTCAAAATCGGGAACGTTCTTGACAAATGCCTCTTTCTCCATTGCCTGAAGTCTCTCGGTCGCATTTTTGAAGACCTTTCCTCTATCTTTATAATAGCCTAAATATATCCGGATACGTTGTCCTACCTTAAAATCAGTCGGCTGGGCTGTAGAATATCCTTTTCGCTTTTCTACAACTGTACCGTCTATTAAACGCTCTGTATAAATAGTAGTTGCACCTTCTTTTTCTATGTTCTCGGAAGTTATAGTGCGTTTAATTACGGTTCCTCTTGGGAATCTGACAGAAGCTGAATTAATAAGTTTCTTATAAGTATCGTTTATCTCAACACTTTCACATTCCCGAATAACAAGGCATTTATTTTCATCTGGATCGTTAATTTCTATAACGTCACTATTAGCTTCCCATATTAGGATTTTACAGCACAATATATCAAGGCATTCTTTACCATCTATAATTATTGCTTCTGGAAGTTTCATACTTAAATGGTGTTAGAAGTTAATGATTCAATCATTTGAGCAGCTTGATTAGCAGCAGATGCTTTAACCTTATCAAGAAGAACTTTAGCCCAACCTTGTTTTTTCATTTGAGAGATTTCAAGGTTTGTTCCATTTATGGTATCTTGCACTACATTAACCGCGTCATCCGGTTCAACGGCAACACATGTAAAACTATATGGTTGAACATTCTTAAAGCCTTCATTTTGCCCCATATTGAAGTCTTTTATCAGAATTTGTGTCACATTGAACTGTTGAAACATGAGATTAAATACCTGGATAACTCCTTTATGTTGCATCAATGTTATAAATTTGGAAACTTCTGCATACGGATATACATCTGGATAATTGCTAACAATCTTTCCTGTTACAGTAAAATTTATATCGCCTCCTGAAATCAATTCTTTACGTGAATAATCTCTTCCTTGTACCTTGGTTAATACAAGATTGTTAGAACTTTGTGCTTGCACTATAGCACCTAAGTCTAAGAAAACAGGATCGCCGGGCACCTTTACTTCCGTAGCAGTGTTAAGTGATGAACTGGCAGCAGCTTCATTGCTCAATCCTTTTATTTTATCCCAATAAGTATTGAATTGAACCGTTTGAACCTGGCCGCTTTCATTTTTAATCCAAAGGAGTAAACCTTCATTAGCAGGTTTGCCCTGATACTTTAATACAACCCCTTGTTTATTAAAGGTATCTTCATCTGCTTTCTGACCGTTCGTTATGATTTTCTGAAGCTCTTGACCTTGGTTCTTCTGATAGGCTGCGGTGGCATTCTTTCTGTCCAACTGGCGTATATATTTGGGATAAAGATCGTTGATGGTAGCAAAAGTCATTTGCATCATCGTTCTTTTGGCTGCATAAACAAATACATTACTATATCCTCTATTGGATATAAATTTCAATTGTCCATCTCTTTTTCTATAGTTAGCTGCATAAAGGGCGGCATTCACACCGGTGTTTGCCAGCCCTTTACCAACATTAATCGTTAAATTAGAAAATGTAGAGCTTATAAAACTCATATTACATCATATTTGCATTAAAATCTTGAACTACATCTAACAAGGCGGTTGCTAATTCTTGTTTTACGTTTGTTATTGCCGCAACTTGTCTATCATCTGTCATATCAATTGTTTGATGATCCACGCGCATTAGATTTTCTATTCGTACTATTAATTGTTTAGGAGCTGCATTATAATTATTATGACTCCTATATTGAGACTGGTCGGCTCCATTATGAAGGCTAGAGGCTAAATCTTGCTCTTTGTTACCAGTCGTAGGGTCCCACTTAAATGTATCCTTAGCATTTTTAGGGGTATATATTTTCCCACTTTTATCTACCCACTGTGGAGTAGCGTATGGAGCTATTGTTTTAGCTATATACTGTGCCCCGTCAAAAATCGCTTTATCACCTTCTTTCTGTGGACCATAAAAACCGCCCGTAGGAAGTTCGTACCCATTTTTAAGTATATTTTGGAAAGAAGATCTATTTATAAATGGGGCGAAAAGTGGTTTGTATTTAACATCAAGTTCATTGTAAAAGGCTAAAATATCATCAAATGTTTTTGTGATATGACCGGAAATTTCTTTAACATTAGATTTTTCAGGTAATCCAAATTTAGAGGGGTTATTGTATATATCCTGTACATACTTCAACCATCCTTCAGTTCCAAATAGACCAGCTTTAGTATCAAACAAAAGTCCGAAACGGTTTTGCAATACAGTTTGGATTTTCATTGGATCAATAGTCTTTCCTGCATCGGCATCTTTTAACACAGAAGCAAAATCATTCCATGTATTTATTGTTTTCTGCATAATTTGCATAAGGTGCCGAATATATGCCTGTGAACGATGCACATCACCTTCAGTCATCTCGTCATGGAATGTTTCTGTGCTAATCCAGTCCCATCGAGAATCCCAACTATTCATCTTAGGTATAAAACGCTCTGCTGCATTATCTAATATTCTTAATAAATCTTCTGAACTATTAGCAGACACAGCGTTATGCAAAAGATATTTGCTCAAAGCCATATTCTCTTTAGAATTATGGTCTGCTAATTGCGCCAGCATCATTTGGACGGCCACTTGTTCGCTTATATCTCCGTTTTTTGCAAAAATATTAGTATTGGTTCCACTTAAAGTACGGCCATGTAACTCATACGCATAATAATTTTCGCCGTTCAGACCTTTTTTGACAGTCTGTTTTATTCCTAGTGCACTGGACAATGACTGGAAGGCTTTATCTACAC